CTAAGGTGATCAGAAATGCGAAATTAAACGACGATGTACCGATTGATATGATTGTCAATCTATTACTAGATGATGAAGAGACAGTTAAAAGTTTAAGTGAATCTTAAACTAAGATTCAACAATCTCGATTGGATACTTAGCTTCTACTAACTTTTTCTTCGTGACGTATTCTGTAGTTCTCATACCTTTTACGTCTTCAAAAGTAACTGTACCGTCGCTCCAAAATATCTGAAAATCACAAATGTACTTTACTTTAGCGTTTTTCTTCTCGCTAAGAAAAAAAGGTATCTGACGCAAAAAGAATACAACCTCTCCAGCTTTTTCCAACTTATTTAGTTGTAAGTAACGCTTAGCTTCTTTCTTTGAAGAGAAGTTAATATCGTCTATTGTAGTTCTTTTAGCGCCGAATTTGTGCTTTATTCGATTAAACATTAGCTACACCATAATTTTAATTCATCGAGTCTTCTATTGTGCAAACCTTTGCAATACACGCCTTTTACATGCACAAAACCTTTTTCCTCGCTAAACATTTCTTCTGAAGCATGTACAAAATCTTCATTATTTATATGCACCAACGCTTTAGAGCGTTTGAAGTTAGTAATTCCGACATTAAAAACTAAACTACACAAAGCGTCATAACATTGCTGTTGTAAATCTACTTTTAATACGCTATTCAACTGCGATGAAACAGAATCTAAGTCTTGCTTTAGTAATTTCAACGCGCATTGAAAACTCAAGTTTGCTTTTGCTAAGAAGTGATCGTCAGGCATTTTAAGAGCATGACCGAAACCGATTGTGTCTACTCCTGCACTGCATTTGTAAACACGAGGTCTAAATGATTCCCATTTTTTTACTAGCTCTACGCAAGCGTCTGAGTATGTTTTAGTTATATTCATATTCTTTTTCTAGTTCTATTTTCTTTCTTCTATGCACCTCTCTTAGTTCTTGCATTTTTTGCTCAATTTCTTGCTCTTCTGTGAGAATTCCAACAGTTTTCTTCTTAGCAGTAGCTGTTGTCTTCTTTCTTGTATGCGTTACTTTTGAGCTCCTCACTTTTGACGTCCTCGCTTGTAAAAAATTCTTCATAGCGTTACGCTCTGTTCTTTCAGCTCTAGCTCGCTTGCGCGAACTCTCGTTTTTTTGATATATCTTTTTAAGGCGCGAAGTTCTATATATAAGAGTGCGCAATGAGCTATGTGTCATATTATACATCTCAGCAATTTTAGTTAAAGAATGAGCGCAAGATAGTAGCTCAATAGTGTTAGTAATAGCGTCTTTATATTGTACTTTACATAAAGTGTTGAGAGGAACGCTTTGCAATACATAAGTTTTGTCTTTTAATGCGTAAGTGACAGAATCAATAGATATTTCTATTGTATCTTTTAATATGTCTTCTAAAGCATGTGATTCAGCTCTCGTTTTTCGATTAAGTTGATAGATTCGTTGTAAATGTAAAGCACCATCACGACGTAAATAATTTCTTAATCTTTCGCGTTCGATACAGAATCTATCAGTGATTTTTAAGAAAGACATGCTTTTAGAAAATACGCTGATAGTATTAGTAATTTCTTCAGCGTATTTTTCTTGATCGATATATGTAAAATCAGTGCCTCTTGGTATTATTCTGATCATATCAACAGCGAAAAACGCAATTAGAATGGAATCTCATCATCAGCAATGTTCTTGCTCGCTTGATCAGTCGTAACGCTTCGAAGCGCGATATATCTTAAATCACTGACAGCAAGAACTTTAAAGCTATTCTTAGTATTCTGCATATACTCTTCTTGAGTTACTTCAACTAAACATTCAACATTATCAAG